CGTGTACGACGAACCATTCGACGAACGGAATACGCCGTGCAATTGCAATTGAAAATCCAATTCGCCGTTGACCGGTATGTCGGGCGTGATTATGCGAACGGGATATTTGACGACGGCGATTCCCGACGTGAAAAATGCGGGCAAATCAAAATAGTATTCACCCGCAGTTGTTGACCACGCTGGGATTCCAAACATTGCGCCGCCCGTTGCGACGCCGTTGTACGATCGGTTGCAATAATAAAACGTCCCCGTTGACGAATCTTTGATGCGGATTCGCATTTTGAAAACGGGAAATATCGGTGACGTCGCGGCCGCGGCGCCAACGATTTTCACGTTGAACTCCGCCGTTCCCATACCAAGTTGAACGCCCGAACCGCCGGCGATGAATCCCGCGGTATATGAATTTGGTGACACGCGGAATCGGAACAAACCGAACGCGTTGAATGGGTTTAGGAACCGCTGAACATAATGGATTTTCGCCGTTTGTGCGGCGGGTAAAAAATTCCAATTGTTTCCCGAACGACGTGCGCCGTACAACGTTTGATCGAAAACGACGTCGTCGGAAACCAACGTTCGCGAAATTGCCGACGCGGTTTTTGTGTATCGTGAAACGTAGCGTGACGCCGTGTCGCGGTTGCCGTATTGTTCGAATACGAATCGACCGCGTTGCATAAAAATGCGCGCGTTGTACAACGTCGCCATTTGACGCAGTATTTCCAACGTTGACGGATATACGACGTTGCCGTCGTCGTCGCGTTCGTTGAAATACCGAACGTCGAACGCTTGGTTCGCGGCGGGGTCAACCGACGTTGAATATGTTTGCGCGTTCGTTTCCCACCAGTCAACTGCCGTTTCAAAGAATACGTCGGACGCACCCCAAAGGTCAGCCGTACCAATGTTCGTCAATGCGTTTTTCAGCACGTCGGTGACGCGCGTCAATTGCAATCCATTGGTTTCGATTATGGTATTCGCCTCGTCGTATTCAACGTTCGCCAAACGTCCGATGCCGTCCGTTGCCGTGATTTCGTAAATGTATGGCGCGGACGCGTCCTCGACCGAAACGAGGTCTTGCGTCAACCAACCAACCCAAAACAATTGGTATTCCGTGTCACCTTCATTCGTCAACAACGATTGCATCACCAATCCGTTGTCGACGTTGCGCCCCGTGATGGTTTCGGATCGGTACACGACAACGCGGAATCGGTTTTCTTGAAACAATTTCAGCGTGTCGATGAACGTTTCGAACGTGTTGTCCGTAGCGTATGCGCCGAACGTCAAACGTGACGATACGATGGGCGAAACGATGTCGTCGGTTTCACCCTCGTACGTCAGTTCGAAACCGCGTGAATCGACGTTGAATGTCGTCGACGCGGCCGCCCATTGCGTGTCGTGGATTTCAATTTTATATTGATCCCCTTGGTCGGATTTAAACTCGGAATAAAGACGAACGGCCATTGTTTTTGTTTAATTAGAAACCACGATACCGCGAACGTTCGCGCTGGGCGCGTTCGCTTGAAATCAAAATATCGGAACCTTGAATGCGTCCCGTCACGACGACGTTTTGTCCGCCGAAACCGCCCATCATCCCTTCGAGTTTATCCAACGGAATTACGGCTTCGGGGCCACGTCCCTCACCAATCATTGCGAGGGTTGGGCCGGTAGCGATACCGCCTTCGGCGAGCATTGGAATACCGCCGCCAACGGCGCCCATTTTGTCCGCTTTTTTGGATAACGACGTTCGAATTCCCGAAGCCAATGCGATCAATGCGATACCAGCGATAATTGCGCCAGCGCCGCCAAGCGTTTGAAGTGCCTTTTTTATACTTTCGATGGTAATACCAACACCGATGGCCATTTCACCAACTTGGTAAAGAAGCCCCGCGAGCGTTTCCAAAAGGAACGTTCCAAAGTTTTTAAACCCTTCGCCGCCAGCAATCGCCGAACCAATCATTTCGCCAATACCTACGGCGAAACGTTCCGACGCGCCTTCGATTGCTTGCGCGATGTTTTTGCCCATTTCTTGGGCAGTCAACGACAATTGCGTGAATTTATTTGGAAGTTCGGTGAACACCTCGGGTTCGACAAGATCTTCCATATCAATGGGTTCAATTGTCGGAAGGAATTGAATATCAGCACGCAATTGATCTTCGACCTCGCGTTGCGTTTCCGAAGCATATTGCCTCATCAACGACATTTGATTTTCGAGCGTTTTGTTGAACGCCTCGTATCGCTTGCGAAGTTCCTCCTCCTCTTTTTTCAGTTCCTCGGCCGATTTTTTGGCGACGCCCATCGAGTTTGCAACCTCCAAATTTGCGTCGGCGAAACTTTCGGCCGCCACTTGCGGGTCGCTTGCGGGCGATCCCGTGCCGGTTCCGAACATTGCGGCGACGTCGCGCTTGACCTCTTTGGCGACTTGTGAAATGGATTTCAATTTTGGTACGGCCTCCAATTCAAGTTTGTCGAACAACTGAATTTTGATGGAATCCATACCAAGTGTGTCGGCGATTGCGTTGAATACGCCGATCCATTTGTTCAAATATCCGATCGATAGGTTAACGAACATTTTGACGGCGTTTAACGCCATCGCTTTGAACGCCTCGAAATTATACCCGACGTAGATCGCAATCGCGCCCAATGCCGCCATTGCGGCAATTACAACACCGATTGGGCCGATTAGAATTTTAAGGCCTTGAAATGCGACGAAACGCAATGCCATACCAATTTTGGTTAGGTACGGAAGCATCGCGATCAAATTTCGTTGCAACAATCCGAACGTGAACAACAATGGCCCAATGGCGGCAACCAATCCCGCAATGACAACGGCCAACACTTTGATTGGGCCGGGTGCGGAATTTATCAACAACAAAAAATCCGTGATTTTATTCACCAGCGGAACCAATGCCGTTGCAATAAGTTCACCCGCGGAAATCATCACCGCCTCGAATGCAGATTCAAGGTTTTTGAATGCGCCTTGCGCGGTCGCGCCCATCGTTTCGGCCATCGCCTTTGCGGCGCCGTCTGCGTTTTTGAATGATTCCGTCAGCGGGTCGATTTGACCAGCGCCACGAGCCAAAACCAACAACGCCGATTGTGCGGTGCGGCCGACCTCCTCGTTTGCATCCGAGAACGTGATTCCCGATGCGGCCAACGCCTTCAATTTTTCCGACAATGGTGCGGAACCATCCGCAAGGTCGCCAATAATTTTCCGCAATGCGGTACCCGCCATCGAACCTTTGATGCCCGCGTTCGACAATACGGCGAGCATCGCGGACGTTTCCTCAAGCGATAAACCCGCAGACGCCGCAACCGGGCCAACGTATTTCATCGAATCCGCGAACGTGGACAAATCCAATGCCGATTTGTTGAACGATTCCGCCATAACGTCGGCGACGTGCGTGGTTTGCGATGCGTCCAAACCAAATGCGCGGATCGTTGAACCAGCGATTTCCGCAGAACGCGCCAAATCTTCGCCCGACGCTTGCGCCAAATACAACGTGGCCTCGGTTACCTTTTCAATTTCGGCGGCCGAAAAACCCAAACGTGCAAATTCGGTTTGCAGTGCGCCAACCTCTTTGGCGGTGAAGATTGTGGTTCCGCCCAATTCTTTGGCGTTGTCCGACAACCGCTTCAATTCCTCGGCCGAGGCGCCCGAAACGGCCTTCAATTCGGCCATTTGTTGCTCGAACGCTTGAAACGTATTAACGGCAACGGCACCCAACGCGGTGATGGGTGCCGTCAACTGGAACGTGAGTTTTTTGCCGGTCGCTTGCATTTGCCGTCCGGCTTTGTCGAGCGCCCGTTCGGCTTTGTTCAACCCCGCAACCAATGGCGCGATGTTGGCGAAAAAACTTAAGTTTATGGACGATAAATTCATTTCGAACCAAATTTTTGATTGTGTGCCGCAAGTACCTCACCACGTGACCAAACGTGATTCGGGCTTTGCCGTTTATTTTCCCACGGGAACCGAATCAAATCGGTCGGCGACAATCGCTTTTTCGTATGTGGCGCAATCGTCACCGACGCAATCCACCGCGCTCGTTCCCAATCTGCGCGGTATTGCCGTTCTACCTTTTCCGAAAATCCCCGCGACGTGTTTGAAAACTCGCGCGGGGTCATATCGTAGAACTCGGACGGCGACAACCCAATTTGACCAAACGCATACGCTTCTAACGAATCCCACGTGGGAACCTCGAAATCAGCGTTGCCGTCGATGCTTTGGCCGCTTACTTTTTTTCGCCTTCGCCGTTGAATTGTCGGCCGAAGATATCGAACGATTTTTCGAGAATCGTTTGATCTTCATCCAGCAAATCGGCGACGTCGTCGATTTCCATTTTGAACGGCATTTTTTCTTTGCGGGCGCCGTCCTTAAATCCGCACCAAACCAAGGTGATGGCTTGGTCGAGGGTGATTTCGTTTTGCAACGAGGTTAGTGCCGCAAGCGGCATACCGGTGACGCGTGTGAATTCACGCAATGCGTTGAACCCGAATCGTACGGGATAGCGCTTTTTGTTTGTTTCGATGTATTCAACCATAAAAAGGAAATAAAGGGGGTCGAAATCGACCCCCAGTTAATTAGGCGTTTGCGGCTTCGGCCAAAACTCCGGTACCTTCGAACGAGAATGAGAACGTGGCGTTGTCCTCCATTCCGGCTTCTTGATCCAGCGAGGTGATAAATCCACGGCCGGAATAAACTTTTTCGCCACTTGCAACGGAACCAAATTTGACGTACAAATTGGTGCGGCCGTTAAGGTAGCCGAAAAGGTCGGAATATCCGTCGGCACTCGTCAGCGAGTACACAACAAGTCCGTCGCCGGACAAAGACCACGAACGTTGACCGCTCAAAAGTTCACGCCATCCGGCTGAATCTTTGGTTGACGTGTCGCGGGTTTCCATTGAAATTGACAACGATGCGTTGGTCATACGTCCAACCTCGTCGTAAGTAACGCCATCCGTGCTGAACTGAATCAGTACGTCCGTCGCATTCATAATAGCAGTAGAAGCGGGCATTTTTTATTGTTTTTTTGGGTTTTTGATTTCGGGTTTCTCGACGGGTTTCTCGGTAACGAGGTACCCGGCGTTTTCTAATTGCTCGGCGGTATGGGCTGGAACCATAACGAATGAACCCGCGAGAATGATGCGTTCGTTCATTACCTCCCAATCTTTGGCCAACTGAATTTTGATCATAGTCGAATGATTCTAAAGGTTAAATCAACTTGCTTGGCGAAGTAACGTTCGTCGTCCGAAAACAAATCCCGTTCGCCTTCAAATTTACAACTTTGGACGGCAACGTCCAAAATAATTTCGCGCATTCGGACAAATGCCGAACGCACATATTCTACACCATTTGCGGTGTCGGAATAGTTCGTTGAAATCAACGTGATCCGCACGTCGACTTCATCAATGTGAGAATCGGAATCTTTGGATCGCGACGGCGTGTTATTGATTACCTCGTAAACGGCGAACGGCGTCGTTTGCGATTGCGCGCCAACGGACGGAAACACACGGCCAGCGAATAACGAATTCAAATTCGAATCGGTCGTGAACTTGGATTTGATTACCTTACCAATCATTGCACCACTTTATTGAATTCTTTTTCGAGGTACACCTTCGCATTGGCGGTGAACTTGGCCAACACCAGCGGCATCGTGCGGGACTTGGCGCGATCGGCAAACCCGCGGTTCGAGCCGGAATAGTTGCCCGATTTGATGTTTCCGTAGTTGATGAAATGCGCGAACCATCCGCCCTTCTCGGGGTCTTTGAATGCGTTTTTCACGCGTGGGCCGACCCAATATGCGGAAAATAAACGGGCTGGGCCATTGGTTTTGGAACGTCCAATACCAATGGAACGCTTCAACGTTCCCGGTTCGATTTCCGCATACAAACCGCCATTGCGGTAAACTTTGATAGTTTCCTTTGAATCGGTGATTTCAGCACGCATCGCGTCGCGCGTTAGGGCCATTGCGTTGCGTTGTAAGACGCCCAAATCGCGGGCGTCGATACTCTTTGCATATTGCGAGAGTTCGTTCAGCACACGCGAAATTTCGCGGTTCAATTCAGCACCATCGATTCCGATGCCGGACGTGTCGCCACCCTTATGAACATACGTGCGCGCCATTAGTCCGACAATTTGGTATGGATTCGCAATGTGTTTTTGCGTTCGTCGCCCGAAATGATTGATTCAATCATATACGTGTTTCCGCGGTAAACGACGCGCATACGTTCGTTTAACCCCGCGCGGTAGCGAATCAAGAACTCAACCATCCGCGTGGCGACAATTTGGTTCGATTGTTCCCCCTCGGCGCCGCGTTTTTCTTCGACCTTCGCCCATACAACCGCCAACGTCGAAAACGATTGGACGCGTTGTCCAAACGTATCAACGGATTCGGTCACGTTTTGAATCGTGATGCGCTGGTCGAAATCGCCCGAATTCATTAGAATGAAAATACGCGGTAGGGATTCCAAAGGTATTCCGCGGCCGTCGGCAAACGCTTGAC